GGTAAACAATTGAGAATACCTGGAAATATATCTACGGTATTAACAGAATTTGAAAGAATTAATAGATAAGTTATATGATATATTTAGCTCCTTTTAAAAAATGGGTTGGTGATATTTTAGAAGAAAGGGAAAGAGATAGTAAAATATCCAATACAAAGATGCCTTTTATCGTTATGACTTCTGGTGTAAAAGTTATTAAAGGAAAACCGCAGGCAACAAAATTGGAAACTTTAAAAAATGTTGAACAAATAATACAAGATAAGATACAACCTGAATACTATGGTTGTATAATATCAAATAAAATAAATCCATCTTTAAATTATTCACAAGGAGCAACTACAATTGGATACGATTTTACAGGAAAAATTATAACGGTAAATGAATATGGTAGAAAAATATCTCAACCAATAATAGAATCACTACAAATAGATACCGATGGAACAAACAACGCTTTAAAAACTGCTACAATAAATGTAAGATGTTTTTCACTAAAACAATTAGAAATGTTTGAATTGTTTTTTGGTAAAGCAGGAGTTCATATATTGATAGAATATGGTGATAATTCTTTTGCGGGTGCATTGAATGGTGTTATGATTGACAAATCCGATTACAAAAAATATGTTGAAAGTTTTAAATCATTTACTGACCCAAATATTAATCAATTTGGTAAATATTTGGAAGCTTGTAGAATATCAAAAGGTTCATATGATAGAGTTGCCGGTAAATTAACTCGTTTTTCATTTTCAATAGAACAAGATGGAACTTATTCTGTAAATATAGAAGTTTCATCATCTAATGTGTATAATTTGGCTGCACCAAAGGCATTTATTACAAAATATGCTTCTTTTGAAACACCGAATAAAATTAAACCTGGTTTTGAACAATGGAAATATAAATTGTTAAACGAATTACCCGGATTAAAAAAATCCTTAATTGACCCACTTACCGAAGAAAAATGGGGAAACCACTTTTATAATTGGGGAAAAATAAACGAAACAAAAATAGATGAATCGGCATCAAGTGAACCATATTTATCATTGCAATTTATATTGGAAGTTTTAATGAATAATTTAGTTGCAGATGGTGGAAATGCACCGGAATTTACATTCAAAGTTCCGGAATTTTCGGTTGGAACACTTGGTTTAAATAAGAAAATGATACCAATCACTATGCATCCAAATATGATATCAAATAATGAAGTTGTTATATTTCCTCATGAAAATTTACCTCAATTTATTCCAGATACAGATAGTGGTGAAATAAAAATATCAAATGAAAATGTGGATGGAAGGATAAATGGAATTTCTATGATTGACCCAAATAAAGACCAAATTTATTTAGAAATACCAGATGCAAAAAACCCAAAAGAAATACAAAAAATAAAAGTAGAACCAAAAACTGGTTTTATAATAGGAAATGCATTAAATATTTTTATAAGATATAGAGAGGTTGGAGAAGCCTGGGAAAGAAATTATCTTATAAGAGATTTTTTGATTGATATATTAAACAAAATAAATGAAAATAGTTATGAATTATTTAGACTTAGATTGGGAAATTTAAGAGAAGATAGTAGTATAACGGTATTAGATGTTTTGTTAACCAATAAACTAAGAAGAGAATTTGATGATGTTAGAAAAGAGTACAGATTTAAACCAACAACAATAAATTCAAATGTTAGAGATTTTAAATTTAATTTTGAGTTAGATGACCAACTTGCTGCAACCACCGTATTTAATGCTAGTAAATTTTTAGCAGCAAAAAAATATACGGATGAATTAAAAAATAAAGAAGGTGATGATGGATTAAGTTTACCACAGGGAGTTTATCAAAGTATAGATTATTCATCATTTGCAACTGCAGATGGATACTACGCTATAAATCAAATAGAATACACACAAGTTACTCCTCTTATACAAAGTGTAAAAAATGCAGATAATGGAAAAACTAAGGAAGAATTAAATAAAATAAAAGAAGAAATTTTAAAGTCATATAATAGTAAAACCAAAAAATTCAAAATAAAAAAGGGAGTTGTAAAAACTTTGGTATTCACCGATAAATCGTTTATAGTTAATAAATTTAAACTAAATGATAATAAAGTTAGAAATCAATATGAATTATTAACACCAATTACGGTAAATGTGACAATAGATGGGATAAGTGGTATTACTTGTGGTGAAACATTTAAAGTTGATGGAATACCTGAACAATATAATAAATTAGGTAGTTTTCAAACAACAAATGTAAAACATGTAGTAAATAATGAACAGGGGTGGACAACCGAAATACAAGGTGAATATAGATATGCTTCATAAAATAGAATATGTATAAAGATTTAATAAAAAATACGACAGATTTTAATCTGCAAATACCAAAAACAATAGTCCCAACACCATCTGAATTGGACTATGATAATGGATTTATAAGAAGATATTTTATTCAAAAAATAAATGATGAAAATGGTTTTATTTTTGAAATATCCAAAGAAGTGCATGATGAATATTTACAAAATCATTTTTGGAAGGTAATAGATTTAAAATGGAGAATAAGAGGCCCAAAAACACCAATATATAAAATGGATGGTAGTTTTGAAGATATGGGTGTTGAGATGTCAAATAGAGCATCAATTTCACTTGCATCTGCAAAATTGAAAAATATAGGATTATATTTACCAAATCTATTACAATTTTACAAAGGATAAATTTGGTATTATAAATTATTTTTAGTATATTTAGAAATATAAACAATTAAAGTTATGAACAAATACAAACATCTTACAACGGAAGAACTTCAACAAATGTCATTTGATTGGAGATATCGTGGATTTACTGTTTTAGAATTACTTACTGAAACCGAAGTAGACGAAATTAATATAGAAATGGATAGACTTCGTTTGGAAAGAAACGAAAAAGAACCAGGAAAATGGCAAGAATTTGAACCTATTATGTATCCACATAGAGATTCGGAGATAATTGCTAAATTATTTTCACATCCAAAAATTATGGAAGCTTGTGAATTTTTAATGGAAGGTAGAGTTGTTGGATTACAAACTTGGGGTTATTACAAACCAAAAGGTGAATTGGGTAGAGATATGCATCAAAACGCATTCTACACAGGTTGTGGCCACAATGAGATTATTAACACTGCATTGGCATTGGATAATCATGACCCATTAAACGGAGCAGTATGGAACTATGAAGGTTCACATAGATTACCAGTTTTACCAATTGAAGATAACGAAGAAAGAAAAGCAACAAATACTGATAACTGGAGAAGTGAAAGAGGTAAGAGTTGTGTAATGCCAGAAGGACATGATTTCCGTAAGGTAGAAGGTTATTTAAAGAAAGGACAAGTTGCATTATTACACTCACACGTTGTACATGGTAGTGAACCAAATAGAGATAGTACAAGAATGAGAAGAAATTTCTTATGTGGTTATTTAAAAGAAGGTGCTTATTTTCATCCTGGTAATCAAATGAAAAGAGAACCAATTGATATGTACGAATTAAGACAAAATCATTGGGGAGAATAAATTTTGTAAATCAAAATATTTTTAGTATATTAGTAGGGTATGATGAATCTAATTGAAGATAAGTCTACCCTACTTTCTTTTTTGGGTGGAAATGTAAATATTGACCTTATAATTCCTGTGTGGAGTTCTCATAGAGCACATCCATTAGGAAGTCGTTTGTCTTTTATATATTTTAGACAAAGTGACGGAAGTGATGGTATAATTAATTTCAATCACATAGATGCAAAGAAATTAGACAAATTTGACATATCTAAGTTAGTCCATGTCAATACATTAGTTTTAGACAATAGGTATTTAAACACCATAGGATTGGATTATGAGTGGGTTTATTTTGAAGAGTATGGGAAACCATTTATCTTTAATGAGGTCGTAGAATCGGTTTATAGAGGGTATAGAAACGACTTTAAAGAGTTGAATGATTGTATACCTTTAATGAAGTGGTACGAAGTTCTAAAAGAAATCCCAACAATTTCAGAAACAAAAGAATGGTATAGAAAATATACATCATCAATCCAAACATTGGGAAGGCTGGAAGGGGCTGGGGTAAAAGTCGTTGAAGAAAAATTTATTGATAGTTTTGCATTCAATCCTCAATACATCAAAAAGGGTGGTATCGTTTACACACAATATAATCCATATACAATAACCGGCAGACCATCCAATAGACACTTAGGAGTAAATTGGTCTGCATTAAATAAGTCGGATGGTACAAGGTCAATGATTGTTAGTCGTCACCCAAAAGGAACTCTGCTACAATTTGACTTTGAATCATATCATATCCGTTTGATTGGCAAGATGGTGGGATATGAGTTTCCAAAGGGTATGACGGCCCACCAACACCTTGCGGAAATGTATGGAACGGATATAGAAACTGCAAAGAAAATAACCTTTACTTATTTGTATGGGGGATTAGACGACAATGCTCGCAACATTGAGTTCTTTCAAAAGGTGGATGAATACATTAAGGGGTTATACCAAAGGTTCGTCATTTCGGGAAAACTTACGACACTCTTATATAAAAGAGAAATACCTTTCCAACGAATAGAAGGTGTTACCGAACAAAAGGTATTCAACTATTTACTACAATCTTTGGAAACTGAAATCAATTATATGAAGATTGGTGAGGTGTTGGAGTTTTTGATGGGGAAAATGTCAAAAATGGTTTTATATACCTATGATGCCTTTCTTATAGACACTCATCCGGTGGAAAGAAATGAGATTATAAAATCCGTAACCGACATAATGGAGAGAGGTGGTTTTCCGGTCAAAATTGAAGAAGGTGAAAATTATAACGATTTGAATGTAATCTAATAAAAACTTATATTTATAATCGTAAAATTATATACAAATGAGATTAGTAGACTTAATGCCATTACAGGAAATCGACTTCCCAAATCAAAGAGCATTTGACGAATATAATAAAATTCACAAATTAAGACCTGATACAGAAGTTACCGTTGCAGGTAGAAAAACAACTGCAGGTAGAGCTGCATTAAATACAAAGCCTACTGGTGGTAGTAATGTTTTTGATAAGGGTGATGATATTGACCCACAATTGAAAGCTTTATATAAACAACAATTTGGAGTAGAACCTGACGAACCTAAAGAAGAAGAACCATTTGTGGGTGGGAGTAATGTATTGGATAGAGTTCCAGAATTATTACCAGTAGGAAGTGGTTTTACACATAAAAAAACAGGACATGATATAATAGTAAAGGGGTATCAGGATAATCATATGTTGGTTAGTCACGAAAAATATCCAAATAAAATATTAAAATGGCCAATGAAGCAGTTTTTAAAAATGACTGCAAACAAAGAATTACAATTTCATCCAAAAAGTAAATAAAAATGAATTTCGAAGAAATTTTATTAGAATTAAGTTATAGAGTGCCTGAAGGTATTGTGAATTTGACAAAAGAAAGTCATGTAAATACATTAGTCGAAATATTAAAAGAAAATGGTGTAGATGATGCAAATGAGGTTGCACAAAAAGCTAGAGTATATTTTTCATATATAAGTGAAGTGTCTTTAAATGAGGCACCTAAATTGGATGCAGGATTACAAGCTGCGATTGAATTTTACAAAGGTAAGAAGTATAAAAATAACAAAGGAACGGAAGTAACATTTTCTACTGCAATTCAGTATGGATATAATGGTAATGAAAATGATAAAGCACATACAGCTGCAATGGCAGACTTTGAAGCATTCTTAAATGCAAACAAAGGTAAGTATGGTGATATGGAAACTGCAAAACAACCAGACGAAGAACCAGAACAACCAACTAATGCATTTGGTGTTAAAGGTCCTGGTGCAAAAGTATTCCCTGACAAACCTGTTAAAGAGAAACCTAAAAAAGAAAAACCATTACCGGCTTCATCTGATATGGAAGATGGTGAATCCGATAATATTTCTACTACTAACCCATATGTAAAACCTGGTCAAAAAGTAACTGACCCTAAAAAGGTTAAAGAATTGATGCAAAAAGATAACGACAAAGTAATCAGAGCATTAAATAAAACAAAAGCACAAGAACTCGCAGATAAAGAAAAAGCAAAAGCTTCTGGAGTTAAATTAGGAGTTGGTGCAGGAACTGCTGCTAGTAGAGCTGGTGAATGTGCGGTTGTATATGGTGGTAAGAAATTAACCGAAATGATTAACAAAGGTGTTTCTTTTGATAAAGCAATTGCAGAAGTAGAAAAAGATTTAAGAAAAGTTACCAGTAAGGCAGACACTTTATTAGATGATGCTTGGGTAAATTCTGCAGTTAGCACTCTTTCATATATTCAAGAAAATATCAATTTCAAAAATATTAAAGAATTTACTTGGGATACCGATGAAGGTAGAGCTGTTGTAGGTAGTGAAGGACATGGAACATCATCCGATTGTTTTATGCAATTGAAAGATGGTAGTAGATTGGGATTGTCTTTGAAAAAAGATTTGAGTGTATTTGTATTTAGTGGTGGTATGGGTGATATGATGAATGATTTGACATCCAAAGGTATGAAAAACTTACCTACATTAAATGACTATAAGGATAGAAGAACTCAGGAATTGAGCAAGTTGGCAAAATTAGCAACTAATCCAAAAACTGCTGCAGATTTCCAAAAAGACTTCAATGATTTAAAGAAAAATCCAGAAGCTAGATTTGGTAAAGGTGGATTGACAAATAGATTACAAAGTATTCAAAAATTAACTGGTAAACCACTTGCACAATTAACTTTCAAAGAATTTGCAAACGCAGTTTTATCGGATGTTACAAAAGGTGACAATATTAAAATTTTGGCAGATATGGCCAAAACATCATCTAATCCAAAAATACAAGAAGTTTATAAAAGTGTTAGAGGATTGGATAAAGAAATGACATCTGATATTAAAGAACAATTTACAAATCCTGCAAATAAACATGTAGTTGATGAAATTGTTAGAAAAGAAACACACATTGACGATATCCTTTTCCCAGAAAATAAACATTTAGATAGATTGATGGTTGTATATGGTGAAGAACCTGCAATTGAAATGAAAAAAGAAAATCTAGTTGGACTATTAGGAATTGGAAAAGAAATGCAAATGTATGAGTCCGAAAAAGACCCTGCAAAAAAAGCTAAATTAAAAGACCAATTAAACGATAAGATTAACTCACAAATCAAAGTTACCGATAAAGGTGGTGTAATGTCGGTTGGTATTGATATTGGTGGTGGTAGTATTATTCCAATTTTTGAAGCTAGAGTTAGAACAAGAGGTATTGGTTCTGCACCTACATTTGAAATGCCACAATCTCGTTTTGGTGGATTGGCATTTAAAAACGGAACAACTGATTTCAAAAAATGGAAAGACCCAAAAGATAGAATTGATGTTGTAACTTCTATGAGTAAGGAATTATTGAATGATTTTGAAGATTTGGATATGAGTGATAAACAAACTAGAATAGAAGTTATAGATAGAATTAAGAGATTGAATGAAATTCTACCTGAAGGTGCAAAGAATAAAGCATTGACACAGGTAGCATTAAAAGCTAAAGAATACAAATTATCATAATGAATACACAACTACTTTGCCTTTTTACGACAAAGGAAGAATTGGATAAATCCATAGATTTTATAATGGGAAACTATACATTAGTTAATCCAAATGTATTCGTATTGGAAAATAAATCTAAAGTTGAAGAATGTTATATAACCTTTAATGTTGAGAAAGGTTCAGTAGCAATTCCGTCTGATTGGAAAACTATTCTTGTACATAGAAAAAAACAATCAAATTCAATATACACTATCAATGCACTTAATGAAGTAGTTAAGTCAAAAACAGGTGGTATGTTAGATAATTCTTATATGATTGATTGGGAAGAATTTAGAAATTGTATCTTAACAACATCTAACACAGGATACAAAAAAATTTCTACTAAAGTATTCAAAAGTTTTAATGTAGAAAATTTGGAGAAGTAAAATATTTTTCTTATATTAGACAAATGTCAGTAAGAAAAAAATATAATCCAATTGAAATTTACGCAAACGACCCTGCAGATATTTTTGAAACACATAGAAAGGAAATATCAAAAGGAATAGTTGATGCAATTGCATATGGACTTACTACAAAGAAAAAAAGAATTGATTTTGCAAAAGTCCTAATCAAAGAAATTATTGTAATTACACTATCTATTGATAGGAGAGAATTTTCAGACCTTTTGGAAGAACAATTACCTGTGCTTGTTGATTTTGAAGAGTACGAATCGTGTGCATTAATTATGAAATTACAAGATAAATTAAATAAACAAAAAGTATAATTTTATGGGAAGTCAACATGTACCTTTAACAATTAACGAAGATGGATTAGTTACATCCGTAGGAAAAAATAGTGAACTTTATGAAACCTGTATTATGTGTGGTAAAGAAACTACTACATTAAAAACTACTCATGTCGATTTTAGATATGGTTATGTAGAGGGTGCAGGACAAATGTGTAGAGAATGTTATTTAGGTGAAAATAGAAATTTAATCACTGTAAATAGTAGAATAATTTTGGACACACCTAACGATTCCGAATTAGGAGCAAAGGTAAGAGAAATGTATTGGGAAAGTAAAAAATAGTTATGTCACCAAAGAAAAAAGAAGAAGCAGAATATCACATTGGAGATGGTAAGTATCTTACAATGAAACAAACAACGACAGTTGAAATGAAAGACCAGTTGAGATTGATGACGGGTGAGGGAAAAGGTATTACATTGGATGTTTCAATCAAAGCAGATTTTGAAAAAATACCATCACAATATCATCAGTTGTTTTTACAAATGATGTCGGTTAGATATGGTGGAATGGTAAATATTTGGGATAATACTCAACCATTTGCAAAACCAGAAGTTAAAAAGAAAAAGTGGTATCAAATATGGAAATAAAAAAAGTTATGAAAAAATTAGAAGGTAGAGAGTTATTCCCTGAAGCAGTAGAAAGAGCAAAAGAAATGGTAAACGGCCCTGCACATTATGGTGGTGTAGACAATCCATATGAAGTAATTAAAGTATGTGAAGCATGGGAATTGGATAAAGATGCATACCTATTCAATGTAGTAAAATATGTTGCCAGAGCAGGTAAAAAAGACCCTAAAAAGGAATTAGAAGATTTGAAAAAAGCAGTGTTTTATTTAGAAAGAAAAATAAAAAACTTAGAAAAATGAAAATAATTAAATCTGAAAAATCATTAGAATTATTGGAGGGAATTGGGGTTATTATGAGAATAATGGCTTTTGGATTACTTTCTATTATGGGTAAAGACACACCTTTCCTTTGGATGTGGATTTGGAATACTGCAGATGCATTAATATTAACTTATTGTGCGTGGGAAAGAGATAATAGACCATATATACTACTTAACATATTTTGGTTAATAGTTGGTGTTATTGGAATCTATAATTCTCTATAAATAGATTTGGTAATTCAGGAAATTTTCCGTATATTTACTATGTAAAAGTTCAAAAAGGTTATATTTATCTATATAGGATATAGCTATAAAACCTTAAACTTAAAACAAATTTTTAAACTTTAAAACTTAACAAACATGGACATTAAATTGGCCTTGTCGAGATTTAATTCTCTACAAAACAACACAAAGAAGTCTGACTCAATTTGGAAGCCAGCACCGGGTAAATCACAAATCAGAATCGTTCCTTACAAATTTAATAAGGATTTACCATTCATCGAACTTTATTTCCATTACAACATCAACAACAAGACTTACTTGTCTCCAATGTCATTTGGTAGACCTGACCCTATTGTTGAATTCGCTGAAAAATTAAAAAGAACAGGTGATACTGACGATTGGAAAGCAGGTAAGAAAATGGAACCAAAATTAAGAACTTTCGTACCAGTTATCGTAAGAGGTAAAGAATCCGAAGGTGTTAAATTCTGGGGATTTGGTAAGACAGTTTACCAAGACATTTTAGGATACATTGCTGATCCTGATTACGGAGATATTACAGACCCATTGACAGGTAGAGATATCGTATTGGATGTAACTTCGGCAGAAGAATCAAATGCAGCATATCCAACAACTGCAATTAGAATCAAACCTGCTCAAACAAAATTGGCAGAAACTCCAGAACAAATCGAACAATTGTTAGACGGACAAAAAGAAATTACTGAATTATATTCGGAGTTATCATACGCTGAATTAAAATCAGTATTAGAAAATTGGTTAAACCCATCAGCTAGTAGTAGTGACGAAATTGTTGAGGAATTGGAAGCACCAAAACCAAAATCGGTAGTTTCAACTCCAAAACAATCGGAAGTATCGGTTGATTTGGGTGGAACAACTGGTGAAATCGGTGACTTACCTTGGGAAAAGGAAGAAGCTGCAAAACCAAAAGTAAAAGATGATGTAGCATCTGCATTTGACGATTTATTCAATAATTAAAATTAGGTTACAATGGCCAAAAGAGAAGAGGACTTAGCAAGTATACTTGCAGACTCATTAAACAAACAAAATAAGGATGGTAGAATTGCATACTTCCTAACCGATGGTGGTGGTGATGCCCCTACCAACGTGAAAGATTGGTTATCTACGGGTAATGCACTTTTAGATGTAGCAATATCAAACAGACCTTATGGTGGTTTACCTGTTGGCCGTATAACAGAGATTACGGGTTTAGAGCAAAGTGGAAAATCTTTGCTCTCCGCCCATCTGTTAGCTGAAACACAAAAGAAAGGTGGAGTAGCCGTATTGATTGATACCGAAACTGCTGTTAATAGAGAGTTTTTGGAAGCAATTGGTGTTGATATTTCAAAGTTATTATATGTTTCAGTAGATACGGTTGAAGGTATTTTTGAAGCTTGTGAAACTATCATTGAGAAAATTAGAACTTCCGATAAGAATAGATTGGTTACGATTGTGGTTGACTCAGTTGCAGCTGCATCTACTAAGAAAGAATTAGAAGCTGATTATGATAAAGATGGTTACGCTACTGATAAAGCAATTATCATTTCCAAAGCGATGAGAAAGATTACGAATATGATTGGTAGACAAAACATTTGTTTAGTGTTTACCAACCAACTTCGTCAAAAGATGAACGCAATGGCATTTAGTGACCCTTGGACTACATCAGGTGGTAAAGCATTAGCATTCCACGCATCGGTAAGATTGAGATTAAAGTCTATGGGACAATTAAAAGTTGGTGATAGAATTGTTGGTATCAAAGTAAGAGCACAGGTTATTAAAAACCGATTAGGCCCACCATTAAGACACGCAGATTTCAGTATCTTTTTTGATAGAGGTATTGATAACTTTGGAAGTTGGTTAAGTGTAATGAAAGATAACAAATTGGTAAAACAAGCAGGTGCATGGTATGAATATATCGATACTGATACCGGTGAGGTTATGAAATTCCAATCAAAGGATTTCCCACAATTACTAACAAACGAAGATTTAAAAGACCAAATTTATCGTAAGATATGTGAGGTTTGTATTTTACAATATAAAAGTTCCGCTTCAGAGGAAGTTGATGAAACAACGGATGTAGCAAATGAGTCAGATTAATAAGAAGTATTTAGATATACTAAAACAAATAGATGAAGAACATAAGGGTGCGGGTGACTTGCATAGAAACTCAAAAACCTTAGTAATAGATGGATTAAATACATTTATTCGTTCTTGGTCAACAGCACCTAATCTTAATGATAATGGTGACCATATTGGAGGAATAGTCGGTACATTAAAAAGTATCGGCTATGCCATCCGTACAATTAACCCCACAAGAGTTGTCGTTGTATTTGACGGCAAAGGTGGTTCACAAAGTAGAAAAGACATATACTCAGGTTACAAATCGGAAAGAGGTAAGAATAAAATCAAAATGAGATTGAATCGTGCCGCAACTATTGAAATGAATCCTGAAGAAGAAAGTGCATCAATGAAAAGACAAATGCAAGGATTGGGTGAATTACTTTCTGCATTACCTGTTACCATTATGATTTATGATGGTGTAGAAGCAGATGATGTTATGGCGTATATTGCAACCACTTTAAGACAAGAAACTGAAAAGGTTGTTATTATGTCTACCGATAAGGACTTCTTACAATTGGTAAATAAAGATGTGAGTGTGTATTCACCATCTAAGAAAAAGATTTATAACATTGATGAAGTGGTAGAAGAATTTGGTATTCATCCACATAATTTCATTAATTTCAGAATGATTGATGGTGATAAGTCGGACAATGTAGAAGGTATTAGTGGATTGGGTATTAAATCAATTATAAAAGCATTTCCAATGTTATCCGAAGGTGAGTTGTGTGATACAGAAAGTATGGTTGAATATGCAGAATCTTTATCTAAAAAATCTAAAGCACACGAATTGTTCTTAAATAATTTGGCAATATTAGAAAGAAATCGTAAATTGATGCAGTTAGCAGAACCAACATTTAGTGGAAATTTAAGAATGAAAATCTTAGATAGATACAATGAACCAACTACAAAATTTGATAAACAAACTTTCTTAAAGTATGGTTTGAAACATAAAATGCTAGAGGGTTTTCCAAATGTATTGGATTGGTTACAATCAACATTTTCACATATTAGTAAATTTTAAAAATAAAAGTTATGGCAAAAACAGCAGACAAATTAGCAAAACCATTGGGTGATAGAGTTTTGTTAACAGAATTAGACCCAAAAGAAGAAGCAAAAACTGCAGGTGGTATTATCATTCCAGATAGTGCAAAATCGGAAGATGTAAAAAGAGCAAGAGTAGAAGCAGTTGGTGATGGTTTGTTTACACAATCAGGTATCGCAATTCCAATGAGTGTAAAAGTTGGTGATGAAGTAATTCTTCCACCATATCATCAAGGAGTAGAAATTAAAGTAGGTGGTAATAAATACCTTCTATTAAGAGAATCAGAATTATTAATGGTTATTAGATAAATAAAAACATGGAGGTAAACTATGAAGTGTCTTAAAAGCGTAAAAACAGGAAACATCATCAGAGTTGATGATAAACAAGCCTATCAAATGGCAGGTAGAGAATGGCAGTATGTTCCAAAATCAGAATGGAAAGCAACTAGACCAACACCTACACAAAAACAAGTAGAAGAAACGGAAAAGAAAGAAGAAACTGTTTCTGAAAAAGCATTGAAAAGAAAAAAGATTGGTGAGAAACAAAGACCAGCAGAAGATTTAGATAACCGTTTAATAACTAAGTAATGCAAGAATTAGATACACTAGTCAAATATGGCCAATCGTATCAATCTAAAGTTGTTGCTTCTCTTATAACGGATGTAAAATTCTTAGAACAAGTAAGTGAGATTACTAAACCTATATTTTTTGAATCACAAGCAAACCAATGGATTGTAAAAGAAGCTCAAACTTATTTTGATGAGTTTCGTTCAGTTCCAACAATGGAAGTCTTTAAGATTAAAGTTGGTGAGATTGAAGATAAAGGTTTAAAACAAACAGTAGTTGAACAATTAAAGAATGTTTATTTACAAGTTGGTGCAGAAGATATACCATATGTAAAGAAAGAATACCTTACATTTGCAAAGAACCAAAAAGTTAAAGAGGCTCTATTCAAATCGGTAGACCTATTAAAGAACGGACAATATGACCAGATTATAGATACAATGATGAAGGCATCCAAAGTGGGTGTTGAATCGGATTTAGGTTTGGACTATATTGAAAACTTTGAGTCGATTTTAGAAGATGTTAAAAGAGATTCCACACCAACAGGATGGGATGTTATTGATGAACTAATGGATGGTGGTTTAGGACCCGGTGAATTAGGAGTTGTAATGGCACCTTCTGGTATTGGTAAAAGTTGGTTCTTATCTAAAATTGCATGTTCGGCATTACAAAGAGGTATTGATGTATTACACTATACTTTGGAATTGTCGGAAAGTTATGTAGGACAACGATATACTACTATTCTTACCAATATTGCAACCGCAGACCAAAAAGATAGAAAGGATGAAATCATTCGTAAAATCAAACAGGTTCCAGGTAGAGTTCGTATTAAGTATTATCCACCACAATTTGCATCCGCAAAAACACTTTCAGCACATATTGAAAAAGTTAAACAAACTGGATTCAATCCAAAACTAATTGTAATTGACTACGCTGACTTATTAAAGAGTGGTAATGGTGCAAGAGATGGATTATATGCAGAGTTGGGTGGTATCTATGAAGAGTTGAGAGGATTGAGTGGTGAACATAAGATTCCAGTATGGACTGCAACACAAACAAATAGAGCCGCAATAGACCACGAAGTTATTCAAGCGGATAGTGTGGGTGATTCTTATAAGAAAGTCCAAACTGCAGACTTTATAATGTCAGTAAGTAGGAAAACAAAAGATAAGTTATCAAACACGGGTCGTATTCACATTGTAAAGAATAGATTTGGACCAGATGGTATGACCTTTCCTGCAAAAATTGACACATTTACAGGTACTATGGATGTATACGCAGCGAATTCAGTTGATGGTATTGGTGCAACTAAAGATAGTAAGAATGGTGAAGGATTGGAGAAAAAATTACTACATAAGAAGTATGTAGAGAATATGGGATAAGTATTAAAAAAATAAAAAAAGTGTTAATAAATATTTTTGAAAAAAACCTAAAATTAACTAAAGAAATCAGGGTATAATGGTGGTAGACCAGATATATATCTTTACATTTCTCACTTTTTAGAGAAAAATATTTACTAACAAAAATTAAAAAATTTACAAAACAATGGACATTTCAAACAAAATCTTATCTGAAATTACGGTTTATATGAAGTACGCAAAGTACAGACCGGAATTACAAAGAAGAGAAACATGGGAAGAGTTGGTTACAAGAAATATGGAAATGCATATTAAAAAGTATCCACAATTAGAACAAGAGATTAGAGATAACTACAAATTTGTGTATGATAAAAAGGTTTTACCATCAATGCGTTCAATGCAATTCGCAGGTAAACCAATTGAAATGTCACCAAATAGAATATACAATTGTGCATTTGCACCGATTGATGATTGGAGAGTATTTTCAGAAATTATGTTCCTTTTATTAGGTGGAACAGGTGTAGGATATTCAGTACAAAAACATCACGTTGAAGCATTGCCTGAAATCAGAAAACCAAATGCAGATAAGACAAGAAGATTTTTAATCGGTGATTCTATTGAAGGATGGGCTGATTCAATTTCAGTATTAGTTAAAGCATATTTCTTTGGAGGTTCAAAGCCAGTATTTGACTTTAGAGATATTAGACAAAAGGGTGCAAGATTAATTACATCAGGTGGTAAAGCACCAGGTCCTCAACCATTAAAAGAGTGTTTAATTAAATTGGAAGGTATATTAGACTCTAAAAAAGATGGTGATAAATTATCTCCGATTGAAGTACATGATATGGTTTGTCATATTGCAGATGCAGTATTGGCAGGTGGTATTAGAAGAGCTGCATTGATTTCTTTGTTCTCTGCAAATGACGAACAAATGATTAGTTGTAAGAGTGGTGCATGGTGGGAAACAAACCCACAAAGAGGTAGAGCAAATAACTCAGCAGTATTGATGAGACATAAGATTGACAAACCTTACTTTATGGACTTATGGAAAAGAATTGAAGCAAGTGGAGCAGGTGAGCCTGGTATCTACTTATCAAATGATAAAGATTGGGGAACTAATCCATGTTGTGAGATTGCATTGAGACCTTTCCAATTCTGTAATTTATGTGAGGTGAATGTAAGTGATGTAGTTGACCAGTATGATTTGAATGCAAGAGTAAAAGCAGCGTCATTCATCGGAACATTACAAGCGGGTTATACTGATTTTCATTACTTAAGACCAATTTGGCAAAGAACAACTGAAAAGGATGCATTGATTGGAGTATCTATGACAGGTATCGGAAGTGGTGCAGTTTTAAAAATGAATATGAAAGAAGCGGCAAAAGTTGTAAAAGAGGAAAACAAAAGAGTTGCAGATGTATTGGGTATCAATCACTCAGCAAGAACTACAACCGTTAAACCTGCAGGAACAACATCATTGACATTGGGTACATCATCGGGTATTCACGCTTGGCATAATGACTACTATATTCGTAGAGTAAGAGTGGGTAAGAATGAAGCAATTTATTCACATTTATCATTACATCATCCTGAATTGGTAGAAGATGAATACTTTAGACCACATGATACTGCAGTAATTGGTATCCCACAAAAAGCACCAGCAGATGCAATCTTTAGAACCGAATCTCCAATTCAATTATTAGAAAGAGTTAAGAAAGTACATGGTGAGTGGATTAAACCAGGACATAGAACTGGAAATAACACACACAATGTATCTGCAACAGTTTCAATTAGAGAACATGAGTGGGATGCAGTTGGTGAGTGGATGTGGGAAAATAAAGAATATTACAACGGACTTTCAGTATTACCTTATGATGGTGGAACATACATTCAAGCACCATTTGAAGATTGTACAAAAGAGAAGTACGAAGAATTAATCAAAACACTTACGGAAGTAGACTTAAGTAAGGTTATTGAAATCGAAGATAATACAGATTTATCAGGTGAGGTAGCTTGTGCAGGAGGTGCTTGTGAAGTTAAATAAAGATGATAAGGAATTATATTATTTGGAAAATGGTAAAGTGGTGTTCACTCCTAAGTATCATCTCCAACGAGGTGATTGCTGTGGGAGTGGGTGCCGCCATTGTCCATATATTCCAGTTGGTATAAAAGGAAATAAAAATACAAAACAAAAACAAAATGGTAACAGTTAAAAAATTCTCAGCAGTATGGTGTGGCCCTTGTAGAGCTTTAGCACCTGTAATGAATGAAATCAAAGGTAATTTTTCAAATGTAAAGTTTGAAGAATATGATATTGACGAATATAGTGAAATAACAGAAAAATACGGAGTTCGTTCAGTTCCAACGGTAATCATTGAAAAAGACGGAATAGAATTACAAAGATTTACAGGATTGTCATCAAAAATTGCATATGTAAATGCAATCAACGAAGCAGTAAAATAAATTTGGTATTGTGAAAAAAATTGGTTATATTAGACTCATGTTAAAAGGGGAAGCACATCCGATGCACAAATTGACTGAAACTCAGGTGCAGACGATAAGAGATTTATGGAAAGTAGGACATCGTAATATCAAAGTATTAGCGAGAAATCATGGTGTATCTCCTGCAAACATTAAGAAAATAGTTACAAACGAAACGTGGAAACACATGGTTAAGTGGCCTTATGAAAGTACAAGATAAATTATCTTTTTTTGATTATAGTAG